CCGTGTGATCCGAGTGTCACCGATGCCCGCGATGGTGATCCCCAGTTGGTCGAGGGTCGCCTGTAGACCACCACCCGACAACAAGTCTGCGGCGACTGGTGATCCCGGTGACCATGTCGACCAGTCGATCGTGGCCGCCGCCTCTGCCAGTGGGTACGAGAGCGATGCGTTGTTGCCCATGTCTTTGACCGCCATCGCTGTGCCGACGTAGCCCGCCTCACGATAGACGTTGGTCAACACCTTTCTCAGTGGTGTCGCGTCCCACTTGACGATGCTCTTGACGAGGGTCAAGGGATCGGTGGCCGCTTTCTGACCCATCATCGTCATCACCTGACTGATGGCCTCGTCGACACCTGAGATCGACTGACTCATGGCGTCGATGATCTGGGTGAGGTAGTGATCCTCGATCTGCTTCTTGTGGGTCAGACCGACTTGGTCGTCGAGCGATCGCTTAGTAGTCAGACCAGCGATCGGTCGTGATAAAGGGTTATCGGTTATCTGCCCTTCGATGATCTCAGTGACCCACGTGGTCAAGATCTCGGGCATGGGGGCGACACCCTTGACGATGAAGTAAGCCCTCTCGTTGAGGATCTCGGCCACAGACTCGGTGACGGTTGAGAAGTCAAAGGGTCGCCAGTTACCACGCTTGTGACGCGACTTGACGAACCGAGCAAAGTCACGGATCTCGTCGGCCATGAGTGACTTGGCCTCGGTGGGCTCTACCTCAGTTTGCGTCGGCTTGACTTGAGGCTGGGTCGTCGACCCTTCTTGAGACCCTTCTTGTGGGTCGCCTTCGGTGAGTCGGCCACNACTGGTCCCACCATCCACTTGATCGCCATCGTCTGATCCNTTCGTGTTGTTTGCCATCGNNTGTCGTTGGTTGTCGAGTAGACCCGTCAAGAACTGGATCGTGTTACCGGCCAAGATCAACGGCTCGTCTGCTTCCTCGATGTCGTACAACGGCATGTTGAGTTCACCACGTACGTCGTTGATCGTCATCTGACCCGACTGTAGAGCGGTCTGGTAAGCGGTCGCCCGTTGTGCCATCTGGTTGACATCTGAGTCGTCGTCGTCAAACGAGAATGTGATGTTCTTGTCTGAGTTGAGAAACCGACGTGACAACGTGTTGATGGTCTCGATGAGGAACGCCTCAAGCGGCTTCTGTGACGTGGTCAGGGCGGCCTGTGCCTCACCCTGATGTTCACCCTTACCACCGAGACCCGAGCGGGGAACCACACCCATCGCTGACGGTGCCACACCAAAGATCGTGGCGATACGCAAGATGATGTATTCGTCGTATTCGTTCTTGTATTGGCTCTCGATCGCTGGGGCGAACACGGGTTTGAACCCTCGGGGCAACACCTTCATGCGGTGACGCTCAACCGTCGACCCGACGAGACGATCGTTGAACACTCGCTCAAAGGCGGCGAGGTGGGTTGGATCCATCTCCTCTGAGTCAGTCTCAAAGAACGCCATCGGCATCGACCCGTCTCGATACTCTGACTTCATCCACTGCTGACGGTCGAGGTACAGGGTCGCGGCGGGTACTGCTTCCTCAACGGCACTGAAACCGTAGGGTGACCACGTACGTCGGTTGCGCACAAAGTAGGCCAACTGGTCGCGCAGGTACTCGTTGCTCCTGCCGGGGGCGTTGTAGAACTCACCGTCAGACTCGGGTGTCCACTGGTATTCACCTCGAGGGAATCCCCACAGGATCTGCTGGTATGCCGGTGAAGGTGGTGACGGTACAGCACCTCGGTTGTCGAGCAAGACCTTGATCGTCGGTGAGTCGATGATCTCAAAGCCGATGACCTCTTTGCCGAGGTTGTAACGGGCGTACACGGGCGTACCATCAAAGACCATGTGTTGCCACAAGAACTCGGTCATCCACTCGGTGAACGTGCGACCGAGTTGTGGGTACGGGTTCTCCCAGAACTTACGTAGGTCGTCGATCTGCTTGGCGTACTTGTCTCGAGCGATCTTGGCGGCCTTAGCGTGACTGACGTTCTGGTCGGCCATGATCGACGTGATCGTCGCGTCCTCGATCTCAAACGACCAGCCCATCTTGGTGATCTCTGCGATCTTGATCTCAACCGCTCGGTGAATGATGTCGATCTGATCGGCCATCGACCGAAGCACCGTCCACGGCGTCGTACGCTGGTTGAGGTCGAGGTTCCATGCGACTGGGAACTCCCACAGTCGAGGTAGGGCACGACCCGAGTCGTCAAAGACGGGGTCGAGTGGCGAGGGTAAGAACGGTGCCGCAGGACCGAGTTGGGATCCAAACGACGTTGCTGGTCGTGGCAGTGGGTTTGCCTGAGCGGTTGTCGAGAGCAGACCCTGACCACCGACACCACTAGCGTCGACGGGTGACGGGTTGGCGACTGTGGCCGATACGTACCCTGAGTTGGCGAGCGGTGTCATGGCCATGTTGTTGGCTTTGGTGATCGCGTCGACCAGTCGCTCGACTAGGGCGTCTTGTTTGCTCTTACGGTTGAACAGTGCCATCACACTCCTAGTGGGGTCTCGTTCATTGTAGCGACCGTACACACGACGCGCAGATCGTCGCCTCGGCTGGGTTGGGCATGTCACAGTACGGACACCTCGGGGCGATGGCCGCAAAGTAACGGTCGGCACCACCCTCAGACCCGATGTTGAGTGATGTGATCCCGTGTACGAGAGCGTCGAGTCGGTCGGGTGAGAAGTCTGACTCACCAGCGACCCANGTCGTCATCTGGGTCTCGAGTTCNGCGTAGATCCCGTGATGACTGATCCGACCCTGCTCGTACAACGCCGACACTGGCTCTGCTCGTAGCAACTTGCCTCGCTTGGCCACGACACCTCGATAAGGGATCGTCGGTCTGATCTGCTTGATGATCGTCTCGATCATGTCGCCACCCATGTTGGTCTCACCAACGATCCGTGACGCTTGGTGTTGATCAAAGGCCTCGATCGCTCGACGTGCCCACCCAGCAGGTGACAAACGACATGAGTAGTCACCGAGTACGTAGCCTCGGTTGTCGACACCACGACCCACGACGATGATCCCCGTCTCGTCACTGTTCTCGTTTGAGGTTGCGGCGGGGTCGATGGCCACGACGACTCGAGTCATGTCAGGTACGTCAGTGACCCGACACTCCTCAACCATCTTGAGTGTCCACAACGCTCCCGGTACGTCGTCAAGGATCTCGGCCTCGAGTTCTTGTCGACCCAGTCGTGTGCCCTCGTACCGTTGGCGCAACTGAGCGAGAGCGGCGGGTGCCAAGTTCTTGGCGTTGTCAAAGGTCGATCCTCTGATCACCCTGACTCGACCTGATCCTGACTCGGCCACCAAGTCCTTGATGATCTTGGTCGGTCGTGGTGTGGTTGTAATGATCGTTTGTGGCTTGGTACCGAGACGCAAGGTGAACTGGAGTTGGTCGTAGGTGTCGGTGTACCGCCACGCGGCTAACTCGTCACACCAAGCACCGTGAAACTGTGGACCACGTAGTCGGTCTGGCTCGTCGGCTGAGAACAACTTGATCAGTGACCCGTTGTCGAGACGGATCTCACCCATCGAGCGGTTGTAGTGCTTGAGTACGTTGTACCGACGCAAGACGGTGATCAGACCTGACTCACCCTCGGCACACGTGTCACGTACGTCACCAAAGGTCGCGGCCACTACCGCCCATCGGGTACCGGCCTGTGTGATCGCTTGCCACGCCACCCACTCTGCGGCGGTACGGGTCTTACCAGCACCTCGACCAGCGAGGTACAACCACACGCCCCAGTCGTCAAGACTCGGTATCTGTTCCGGTCTCGCTTGATGATCCGTCCAGAACACCCTGCTCGCCGCTAGGTTGCTCAAGTAGGAGTCTGAGTCGGGCGACTTCTCCTTCGATCGTTCCTGCGTCATAGACCACCGTCTCCATCTGTACCTTTGTCGGGGCGTACAAACCGAGGTAGCGGGCACGATGTTCCATGATCCGCAACACTCGGTCGACTGCCTTGTCGTCACCGTTGAGGGCTCGAGCCCAGCATGATCGTTGTAGTTTGTCGAGTCGGTCGAGTTCCATCTCTCGGGCTTCTTGGGCACCAGCGTCAACGAGCGTTCTCTTGAGGGCTCGGTTGTAGGCGAGGTAGGCACCTTGAGCGGTGGCGTACCCAGTGAGGTTGGCGATCTCCTCGTAGGTCACACCAGCACGACGCAACTCGAGTACCCGTCGCTCTTTGTCGATCAACTCTGGGGTCGGTGTGTTGTTTCTATTGCCCATGTGTCTAGCGTATCTAGTGATCGTGGTGAGCGAGAAACTCTGATCTCACAACGGGGTCAGACCGAAACACACCGAGTAGCGATGAGGTCGTCATCTTGGCCGATGGCTTCTTGACGCCCCTCAGACCCATACACGAGTGGTGGCTCGTAACGATCACACCCACACCCACCGTGTCGAGATGATCCTCGATGGCTTGGGCGATCTCACGGGTCAGTCGCTCTTGTACCTGTAGTCGCTTGGCAAACACGTCGACGAGTCGTGCCAACTTTGAGAGACCGACGACTCGACCTCGAGGTATGTACCCGATCGTCACGTGGCCGATGAACGGCAACATGTGGTGTTCACACATCGACGAGAACTCGATGTTGCTGACCACGATCATCTCGTCGGATCCAACGTCAAAGGTCGTCGACAAGATCGTCTCGGGTGACTGGCCGTACCCTGTGGTCAACTCGGTCAGTGCTTTGATCACCCGCTTGGGTGTGTCGATCAGACCGTCTCGAGTCGGATCCTCACCCACGTACTCAAGCAACCGTACGACTGCGTCCTCTGGTCCCGTCTCGTTGGTCTCCCAAGCGAACGTGATCCAACCCTCGATCTCAGTGGCCTCGGGTGCGATGTGAGCGGGTGAGTGTGACTTGCGGTAAAGGGCGTCAAAGTGATGGCTCTTGACCCACCACTCGGCGGTACGACCCGAGTCAACAAGATCGTCGACGACCAGTGTGTTAGCGGTGACCTGATCAGTGACTGGTACGCCCAGTGTCTCGGCCACGATCAGTGCTGGGTACAGACCGCCACGTGGTATGCCGCAAACGTCAGTTATACCCTTGCCGACCCATCTCTGGGCTAACCGTCGACCCTCGGCCACAACTGCCGCGAGAGACGCGTATACGCCCGTCTCAGTGATCTCCAACATCTCAGTGTCCTCTCTTGTTGCCCCACAACGTGACGTGTAGTCGATGTGAGTAGTTGTACCCGTGTGTCAGGGCGAGGTTGGCGACCATGAGGGCTCGCTTGTTGATCTCGGTCGGAGTACGACCCTCGGGCATCAACCAGACCTGTGATGGTGCCAGACCCAGTCGGTTGATCTCGTCGATGTCGGTCGGATCAGTGATCACAAACTTGTAGATCGCTGACGCTGGGTACGACCTCAGTGCCTTTGGTTTGATCCCGTTGGCGTTACCACTGGTCGTCAGTTTGGGGCTGATGTTCCACTGTACCGATCGTGAGATGTTGTCGGGGCAGGGTCGGGTGCCGTTGGTCTCGATCTCGACACTGATCCCCATGTAGATCAGATCGTTGGCCAACTCGACCAGTGCCTTTGCCTGTACCAGTGGCTCACCACCTGTGATCACCACGCTGGTTGCGTCTGACTGATCCATCAGGTTGACCAGTTCCTCGACCGTGTAGATCTTTGACTCGGTCTCACGGTCGTACTTGGTGCCGTTGACACCAGACCAGTCCCACGTGTACGGGGTGTCACACCATGAGCATGACAAGTTACAACCGCTCAGTCTGATGAAGTGAGTTTGTCGACCCATGTGTTTGCCCTCGCCTTGGATCGTGGGACCAAAGACCTCGGCCACACGTAGGGTCGGTACGTGACGTGAGTTGTGGATCACCACACGATCGCTGGTCATCGTTCCACCACCGCAACACTGGTCGGGGTCTCCCACAACTCGATCTTGGTCAGGGTCATGTTGCCACGCCAGTGTGACTCGATGATCGGTGCCAGTCGTACAAAGATGTCTCGAGCAAGGTTCTCGGCCGTCGGTGTGTAGTTGACGACCACCACGTTCCACAACGGATCAGTGGTGAGGGCGTGACGCATCGTGACATCGTCGGCGTACACGACAAAGGCGTGGTCAAACCGATCGTGTACGTACTCGGTCAACCAACGCTTGAGGTCTGAGAAGTCGACGAGCATGCCGTTGTCTGCCGACCCTGCCTCGTTGACAACCTGACCCTCACACGTCGCCCTGACACGATAACGGTGACCATGTGGGTTGTAACACTTTGACTGGTGATCGGGTACTCGGTGTCCTGTGTCAAACTCAACCTCTTTGCTTATCGACGTTCTCATGGCAGTCTCCTCTCGAGTAGGTAACCAACGACGGTCTCGTTGTGTGGCGTGGGGTTTGGGTGACCAAGTCGGTTGCGGTAGAAGTCGGCACCGACACGGTACCCGACTGACTTACGATCAACGATCAGGTGGGTGTGAGCGATCAGTGACTCAAGATGATCCTCACGTCGAAACCACTTGGTCTCGTTGACCGAGTTGGCTTGCTTGGCCTCGAGGTCGTCGTTGACAAACTGGATCAACAAGATCTGACCGTCGTGGTTGAGCGACAGGTGTCTCAGTAGTGCCCGTACCTGATGATCATCGAGGTAGTGAAGTACGTATCTGATGATCACAAGGTCGTAGTCACCGACGTGGGTCAAGATGTTGTCGACGATGTCTGGTTGTTTGGTCTCGTCAACGTCGATCGTCACGGCCTGTGGCACCCACGTCTTGATGATCCCGTTGCCCCCACCAAGATCACCGACTCGACCACTGGTGTCGACACCGTTGAGCATGACGGGCATGAGATCCCAGTAGATCAACTTCGAGGTCTGGTCAGGCCACAGACCAAAGGTCACACCCTGATCGACGTTCACATCGACCTCGCCAGTACGTGATCAAACGCTGGTGGCAGGTTGCCGGTGCGCCAGTCTCGGGCGGCGTTGAGGATCGCATCGAGGTCACCTGACGTAAACGCCGAGTAGACCACAGGCTTCTCGTTCTCACCCTTGAGTAGTGCGCCCATGACAGCAACGGCCAAGAACCCAGCCCTCATGATCTTCTTTCGGTTGTCTCGTTGCCAACGATCAGGGCCGAAGCAGTCGGCCACGTTGAGACCGTACGCCCTGAGCAGTCGTTCGTGACCGATCGCTGTCTTTGGGTCGTTCATCTTGATCGTCACAAACTTGCCCGTCGAGAGATCGGCCAACGACACCGTGTTGTTGACTGGTGCTGTCGAGGCCTTTGACGAGTCGCCCGAGTAGGTCTGGGTCTGGGTAAACGTACGTGCCGACGCTTGACCGAGAGCGTGAACTCGACAGTTGGCTTGAGCGGCGATGTCGGTGACCACCTTGAGGGCTCGCATCTGGATCGGTTTGGGCACACCGACGAGACCACCGTAGGCGATGTAGTCAAACCGCTCGGCCAGTGACTCGAGTTCACTGATCGGGGCACGTGCTGTGTAAACGGGGATCACCGGCAGACCCTTGTCGAGCAACCACTGTAGGTTTGCCTCGGTCGCCACTGGGTCACCGATCACGTCGAGGGTCATGGCGTAGTTGTAGGCACCTCGCCAGTGGGTCAAGAACTTGGCGTACTGCTCACGGTCGATCTGCTTGCCTTTGGTAAAGACGGTAAACGCCCCCGAGTCGATCATCAGGTGCTGGTTGGCACCCAGTGCCTCACGGATCTTGTCAAACTTGGCAGTCGCATGGTAGGCATACGACATCAGTAGATCAACTGACACCGAGCAGACCCTTGAGTTTGGCCACGTCGTCGTGTCCCGGTTGTGCGCGGAATAGGTCGGCGGTCTCTTTGTCAAGGTCGAGACGGATCTTGACCACCGCGAGGTGATCGTGGAGTTCACCGATCGGGTCGTCACTGAGGTCGAGGGTCAGTGCCGCCAGTGCCGCCTTGTCGTCGAGATCCTCGAGGGTGTAACCAGTACCCGCCAACTGTGCCTCAGACTCGGCCAACATCTTGAGCAGGTCGAGCAGACCCGACTCGTCGTATGAGGCCAGATCGTTGGCTCGGTTGTCCATCAACAGGATCCGTAAGGCTTGCTCGTCGTCAACGTCGATCTCGGTGACCGCGATCTCTGGCCACTTGAGCAGTCGGGCGGCCTTCCACGTGTGGTTACCAGCCAAGATGTGACCCGTCGACTTCTGTACGACGATGGGTCGGTACTGGCCGTGAGTCTTGAGCGACTCGACGATCGACCCGACATCGCCCTGACGTACGTTCTCTGGGTGTGGTGTGACCGAGTCGATGGCGACCGAGTGGACTGACAGTGTCATGATCTCTCCCCTGTGTTGTGCTGTGTTACCTCTGTTCTAGCACAGACATGACCGTCATCGGGGCACAGACCGTCGTCACGTGTTGAGCGGTCACGGTCAACGCCCGCCTGAGTGCCACCTTGTCAAGTTTGGGTCGGGCGTAGGCAAGGGCACCCAGACACACCGCCGACCCTGACCCGATCGCGGCGTAGGCCACACCTCGAGTCTTGACCGACTTGATCAGTGCCCGATCCTGTGAGACCTCGTAGACCTCACGATCCTTGATCACCAGCAGGTTGAAGTCAGTCTCGGTCGTCTCAAAGTCAACCATCTGCTCGAGGGTCATCGTCTCGTTCTTGCGTACGTGATCAAAGAACTGCTGACCCGCTCGCCATGATCCAGCAAACCCGATCAGGGTGTCACCGACCCTCATGATCTTTGGTGTGGCCGAGACCGTGTAGAGATCACCGTCACTCGACATCGAGTCGGATCCGATGTAACACCCAGTGGGTGTGACGATGCCAGCGACGATCGTCATGGGGTCACCCTGTGATCACAGTCTGGTTGATCGGTGTGACACCTGATCTGTTTGGTCGTGGTGTGTCGCCACACACCGATGGCCACCTCGGGGCAGTCGATCGGTTGACCACAGATCAGACAACGGCGGCCAACTCGAGTGCCCGTGTCTTGGCTCTGGCCAGACTGAGTGTCGTCTCCATGAACCGACCGTTGATCAAGATCACACATCGCTTGTCCCCTTGCCCCCGAGTGACCACGACCCTGTGGCCGTGAGATCGGGTGACGTACTCGGTCAGGTTACCTCGAGTCTTGATGATCCGAGTGACCGCCCACTTCTGCTCACACATAGTTGACCCCGAGCATCACAGCGTCACCTCAAAGTTACGGTCGAGCCACCTGAGGATCTGTGTCTGAGCCTCGCCCATGTTCTTGTGATCCTTGCGTCGAGTCGCCTTACGGTGACGGGCGCAGATGATGGTGTGGTACTTGCTGTCGTCGGTGATGCTGGCCCTGAACTCGTAGTTGACTGGCTGACCCGTCACCTTGTCGATCACCAGTGAGCGGTCGACGATCCACTTCCACTTGAGACGTGGGTACATCTCACCCACACCTTCCTCGACCCAGACACCTGCCTCGCTTGCCTTCATGATCAGTTACCCACATTCAGGCCGGTGACTGGGTCAAACACCTGAACGCCGGTGATGCGGTGGATGCCTTCTTGGTTGATCCACTTGTCACGGCCGCATGCGTGGTCGTAGTAACCGGAGAACCACGCGGTCACCTCACCTCGACCATCGGCTCGGTCAAGCGCACCATCAGTCATACGAGCCGACGTATTCCAACCTCGGTTGTAGTCCTTCTTGTATTGCTTCATCTCAACTGTGTCCATCACACTTCTCCCTGTATCGACGTACTGTGCTTCGGTCGCTACGAGATCTAGTGTAGTGACCGTCAAACGGTCATGTCAAGTATCTCTCAAACACCAAGTGATTACTGGGGTTTGACCACTACTTGTTGTTGATGATGTTGCTGACCGCGATGAAGATCAACAACGTACAAAGCAACGCCACCGTCATACGTTCCACGCTTTGTAGCCGATGTACGCAACGATGATGATGGTCACGACGAGTGCCACATACGTCATCACAGTTCTCCCTTCATACGCATGACTCGGTAGCCCGACTTGGGCTTGACGAACTCTTTGTAGAGATCGGGGTGAGTCGTCTTGAACAACTTAGCGTCAAACGCCTCGGTGTCTTTGGTCGACTTGTACGTGAACAACGTCTCACCGTTGTAGGTCACTGCCTCTGATGATCCGATGCCCATCTCGAGTTGTGCCCGCAACTGCTTGACCCGACGCTCGAGTTCGGTCAGTGCTGACTTTGCCTCACAGTAGGTCTTGTACGTCTCGAGCATGAACTCGTCGGCCTCGATGGTGGTCTCGGTCGATGTCGGGTACAACTCACTGATCGTTTCTGATGTCGATGGTGACCCGTCGACCTCGGGTGGTGTGCCCGACGTGACGTTTGTCCAGAACACTGCCTCGGTCAACTCACAGGTGAGGTGATCACCCTCGTTGTAGAACCGCTCACGTACGACCAGACCTGATCCTGCTACGAGTGCCGCATACGTCACGCTGGAGATACCCGTCACGGTTGAGTAGTGGAGACCCTGATACCAGTACCCAGTGGGTACCCCGTCGTCGTCCCACTGATGGGTCGAGTACCGACCAACGAGTCCAGCAGTCTTGATCTCGAGGATCGAGTCGATGATCCCGGGTGGTGGTGTCGTCTCGTTCCACGTGGTGATCGTGCCCGCCTCAAAGTGTGAGTCGTCGGCCATGATCACAAAGTCGAGGTTGGCGAGCATGTGAGGGAGTCGACGTGACCGTAGCATCACCGGCCACTTGACGACGACTTTGTTGTGGTCACGAGCAAACTTGCTGGCCACAACGTCCTCGAGCAAGTTGCCCCACTCCATTGCTTCGTTGGTCGGTACGTCTCGTTCGACCCGACCCGACTTCTGAGCCCACAGGGTCAGTGGTGACGTGTATGGCGACTCGCCAAACACTGCCGCACAGTCTGATCCCCCGATGCCCGTCGATCGTAGGTCGAGCCACTGCTCGTGGGTGATGTTGTCTAGGTGTTCGATCACTTCGTAGTTCATGTTGTTGTCCTTGTTGTTGTTGTTTGTCATTACTTGATGTCGCCAAAGGCCTCGGCGTCGGCTTGCCACTCGTCCTCGTTACCGAGTCTGATGGCGATCACACACGGGTCGTGACCTGAGTCGAACTGATCCAACTCGAGTTCGACCATCGGGGTGCCATCGTGGGTGTCACAGTACGTGGGTGAGCAGTAGCCCTTAGAGATCCCGTACTCGACCCACTCCTCACGGGTCGTGATCACTGGTACCTCATCACAACGATCACAGTGGGCGTTGGCCACACCGTCATGTTGTGGGTCGATACAGAAGTCACACTCGTCACAGATCACTCGGGTCGTCACTCGGCCACTTCCTCGGTCTCGTCCCAATACTTGGCACGTCGACGAGCGTCGGCCAGTGTTGCGTACTGGTGTACCTCGCTCAAGTGGTCGACCACACCCGTGTACGGGTGGATCCAACCGATCGTGTACCGACGCTTCTTGGCCACCGTCTCACTGGTGATGAAGATGTGACCGAAATGACCGTAGGTCTTGGTCATGAACGAGACACCAGATCGGATCGACCCGTCGAGCGTACGCTCGTTCAGGTACTGACGGATCTCGTCACCCGACGTAAACCGCAACGGTTGAGGTAGCGGTACCTCGATCGTCGCCGTGTTGACGGTCGGGGTCGGTGTTGACTGACGACGGGTCAGTAGCCGTTTGATCGACTTGATCATGATGATGTCTCCCTTGTTGTAAAGAAACCGGCGAGTTCCGGTTCTTGTGTCATGAGCAGTCGTGCGTAGTACGCCCGATGGTTGTTGCTCAACTTGAACCCAGACACATCGGTTGTCTGGGCGTACCACTGCCATCGCATCTGCTCGTAGAGCATGGCGATGCCGATCTTGGTGTGACCACGTCTCTTGAGGATCATGGCCAGACGCTTGAGTTCTGCGTACACCGATGGGTTTGCCTTGTGAAACGCCAAGAACCGCTCATACAGGCTCTGAGACGTGTCATAGGTCACCTCAGTAAAGTCGAACAGCGTCGGTGCTGGTGTCGGGTCACCAACGTCTCCGAGGTAGTCGATACGGATCATGACTCGACCTCGACCTCAGTGACGTAGTAATCGTCGAACCAGTGATCCTTCCAACGTGGGTCGAGGTAACTGGGCTCGGGGTCGTTCTCGTACACGTGAGCCCACGCTTCCTCAAACGTCTCAAACGTCTTGCCATCAAAGCAGACGTTGCCCACCCAGTCTTTGATCATGAGGGTCATACCTCGACCACCTCGATGTGAAACCGCTCACCCTGAGATCCGACGACGGTCGGGTACATCTCGTTGGCCAACTCCTCTGCCTCGTCGGGCGAGTCGGCCTTGACGTACATCGTGGTGACAAACCTGACCTCGTACTCACCGTTGGTGAACTTGGCCTTGTCGATCATCTCGACCTTTGGTTGACGACCGTCGAGTACGTCACGACCAAACAACTCGGCAGATCGTGTGACCGCCTCATGTTGATCAAAGGCCATGATCACGTACTCGTAGTTGTACGTGACCCGCCACATCTCGATCGGTATGCCCACACGGGTGACCCAGCAGTCACCAAGATCTTGACCCGTGTAGGGCTCATGGTCGAGCCAGTAGAACACGTCGTCGTCACAGTCAAGTGCCGATCCCTCACCAGACCAGATCCAACCGATCGTCACGTCGGCGGTGGTGTTGTCGTCCTTCCACTCGACCTCACACTCGTAGAGACGGTAGGTCGCGGTCATGATGCCCTCTGATCCAACATCGCCTGACCGTAACGTCGTGCCCACTCAAACGCCTCACGCTGGTTGTCAAACTGTTGCCACGATGACAACGAGTCGATCTCGCCAGTCTCGGGGTCGATGGCTCGTACCGTGTACCGACGAGGCTCGTTGATCGTCACACGCTCGCTTGCGTACTCATGCTTCTCGCTGGTCACAAAGATGTTGCCCTCGATGCCAAACGTCTTGCTCGAGATACGAGACAGAAAGAACCGACGTGCGTCGGCATCAAAGAAGTGTGACCCGTGTGACTTGGCACATGCGATGATGTCGTCGATGGTCATCGTGCCACCACCTTCCACACCGCACGAAAGAACCTGCCTTCCTCCCAACGCTTCGACGCGATCGACTTCGCGTCCTTGAGACTCGCCGCCGTTTCTGTTGGCGCAGACTCGTTCCACCAGCAGTCACAGTCAAACCCACTTGCGTCGCACGAACACTCAATGATGTCCCAGTAGTCCACAACGTTCTCGATGTCATCGTTCATGACCGGCACGATGTGGTGGCCTTTGTAGAAGTAGCGGTTCGCCATCACGCACCCACCAAGACCGACGTGGTGCCGAGGCACTTGTGGAACTCCATCTGCCAAGTGCCGACGTGGGTCTCGCACCCGTCGCACCACTCGTCGGGGTTGGCACAGCACTCGCAGAACTCCCGGGTGTCGACGGTACGTGTCCAGTCGAGAGCGATGGCCTTCGACGTAAAGTTGATCGCTTGGCTGTGAGTGTTACAGACCAGCATGTAACGGCCGTCAGTCGAACGCTCGTCCCACAACGACTTGTTGCCCTCGACCCACACAGCACCGTTAGCGTGACGCTTGTTGACGTGGGTCTGTGCCGACTCGAGCGATCCAAACTTCTGACCACAGGTAAGACACTTGTGTGTGTAAATCTTTGCCATCTCACTACTCCCTGTCGGTGGTACTTGGCTTCTCACCTGACAAGGTCAAGTGTAGTGACCGCCGTACGGTCAACACAAGTATTTTCGACAAGTTTTTTTGAGGGCTCTAATCGCCAGTCACTGTAAGGCTTTTCGTATGTCAGTCCACTCGTTTGGTCGCCATACGTAGACCTCGGCACAGGGGATCTTGCGTAGGTCATCAAGCACCTCGACCTGTGCTGGTGACAGTCGACCTTTGTCTCGTTTGAGTTCGGCAAAGATCAGTCGAGTACCACGCCACATCGTGAGGTCGGGGTAACCAGCGATCGTTGCTCGACGTGAGTCAGGGATCGCGTAGACCTTCCAACCAGCAAGACGTGCCACCGTAACGACACGTGTTTGAAACTCGGCTTCGGTCTCGAGTGATCGCAACTGCTCGAGTGACAACAACTTGTCAGAACGGGTCATCATCACTCACCGTCATCACACCACGTGTCCACATCACCCTTGCTCGTTGCGCGGCGATCATGTCTGCCTCGGTCGCCCATGAGTGAACCATGAACCCATGCTCAAGTGCCCACGCTGGGTGATCAGTGATCCACCGATGGCAGTTGCGACACAGACCAACACAGTTGTCGTCGTCGAGGATCGACCCACCTCGGGCACGTGTCTTGATCTCATGTACGTCGGTGGCGTGGTACGAGCAGATCGTGTCGAGGTTTGCCTCACACCGTGACGATCTCTCAAGTACCCGCTCACGTAACGCTTGACGCTCGGGGATCTGTGATCGTCGCTTGGCCGACATCGGCTTGAGACGCGATCGCTTCATGGTCGATCGGGGACTGTGGTCGGTGGCCACTTGTCGTTACGGTCAAAGATCATCACCGCTCGTTGACGACACAGACCACACAGGTGTGGGTGTGCGCCCCAGTACGACTCGATCCGACGTAGTGCCCACTCACCACACCCGTCGCAGTATCCGGGAAGCAGTGCCTTGAGTTCGGCGTAGTGGGTCTCGACCGAGTTGAGTAGGTCACCGTCAGGTGCCGGTGTGATCGTCAGGTTGTTGATCGCCCGTTGTAGGTAGATCGACGACCCCGTCTCTTGGAGTCGACACAGTAGGTCGATGACCTCGGGGAGATCAACGTCGGGTGAGTCGGTCTGAGACATGCCTTCATGATACGTCACCATCGGGTACAAACGTCATGCCCTTGAGTTGAGCCTTGATCAAACGGATCCGTTCACGATCGCTCAACACGTGACCGTAGGCCTCGATCTCACGTCGACGTTGTGCCTCTGACTCGAGGTCGTCAGGTGGACTTATTACAACATGACGGTTCACGGTCGTTGGTTCAATAGGACGGTTCTTATGGTTAGGGGATCTGTGTGATCCCTCTGGGCGTACTGTGTGACCACCCTGACGTACTGTGTGATCACCCTGAGATGTCGTGAGGGTGGTCTGTGTGATCACCCTGAGATCAAACGCGTACACGTTGGCGTGGTGTTGAGTCGACCGTCTCTCGAGTCGGATCACACCGATCTCAAGCAGGTGTCGTAGTGATCGCCTGACGCTGGCGTTACTCAGACCCGTCTTGGCCTCGAGTAGTGCCTGACTGGGTCGTGCCTCAGTACCGTCGTCATGAGCATGATCAGCGAGGGCTATCGCCACCAACTTGATCATGGGTGGCAGGATCAACCGCCACACTAAGTTCTGTATCTTGATGCTCATCGAGTCCCATCTCGTTTGACTTGTCGTTGACCCGTCTCAAACGGATCCCCAGTGTATGACGTAACTCGTCTCGGTCTTTGGCTGTGGTACCCGCCCACCACCCGTATGCCTCATACGTGACCGCGTGGCTCAAGCAGGGACTGACGACGACACACCCTCGACACAGTTGGTCAAGGGTCGACGGTATCGGGGCTCTGGCGTCAGACTCATACGAGTAGAACTGACCAGTGTCTTGCCCACGACATGCCGCGTGTCGTCGCCAGTCCTCGAGGTTCATTACTTCTTTGCTCGACGTGTGGCTCGGTTTGGTTGAGTCGGTCGTTGTTGAGTGACATCGAGCAACATGGCGTAGGCCTCAAACAAGGCCAGTTGTAACAACTGTGGTTTGGTCAGGTCACCGACCTCGATGTCGTGGTCACCGCCAAAGATCCTCTCGGCCTCGTCTTTGGTGATCACTTGATCTCGACCCACCTTCTCGACCAACTCGTCGAGCATGGTGAGGGTCAAGACGCTGTACGTGTCTTTGGACTTGGTGACCATTAGAACAAGTCCTCGTCGACCACAGGCTTCGACACCTGCTTGTAGTCACCCGTCGACGTGTTGCGGTTGACGGTCGAGGTGGCAAACCGTAGGTCGTGGCCACACGACTCGACCTTGAGTTCGATCACTGACCGCTTCTGACCCTCTGGGGTGTCCCAAGACCGTTGCTTGAAGTTACCCGTCACGACGACTCGGTCACCCTTACGAAACGAGTCAGCGATGTTTGATGCGATCGTACCGATGGCATCACAGTCAAAGAACGATGTCTGCTCTTTGTCGTTGCCGTTGCGGTCTCGCCACTTCTCTGACACGGCCACTGTGAACCGTACGGTCGGGGTACCACCGTCGAGCCACTTGAGTTCTGGGTCTCGGGTGATGTTGCCGGTGATNTTGCTACTGCTGTTCATTGGGGTCTCCCTCTGGTTGGTTGTTTGGTACTGCGTACAGGTAGGCGTGTAGTGCCTCTCGTATGACCTCGGTCTGTGACCGGCCGTCAAGTGATGCCCGTGTCGTGAGGTCGACTGCCATGACCTCGGGCACGTAGAACTCGATGATCCTTATTTCACTCATTGGGCACCGCCAGTGCGTTGATGATCTGGTCGATCTCCTCGGGTAGCAAGTCTGAGTACCCACGAACCTCACGGTTGAGTACCGACTCCATGTACGACTTGCGACTCATCGGTTCGTCTGGAAACCGCTCAGTCAGTGCCGCCTTGACGATCGTGTGCTTGGGTGACAACTCGGGTGGTGTGACCACTTGACCCCGTTGTACCTTCTCCATCTCCTCACGACTAGGTCGCTTGGCTTTGGCCGCATACGATCCGTTCGCGAGCGCACGTCCGATCGCACTCGTCTCACAGTTCTCTGCCGCACTGGTTTGGTTGACACCTCGAGTCGTGACTTGTTCCTCGGCGTAACCAGTAGCGATCAGTGATCCGTCGTTACGGTAGATCGTGGCCTTGAACATGAACTGACCGTCGTGGTTGATGATCATCTCGGTGATGACCTGACCCTGTGGGTGGTCTGTCCAGAAGCGAGCCAGTCGGGTCTCGACTGTTTCGTAATCGTTGAGGTTGAATGATGCCATGTTGTTTCTCTCCCTGTTAGTTGATGTCGAGGGCTCGACACCATTGTTGGACTGCGGTGTAACCGACCGATGTACCTTTGGTCGATAGTTCTGATGCGATGGTGCGGTACGACTTGCCAGCCTTACGACTGTTTCTCAGGATCACCTTGAGACGGTAACCAGTCTCGATGTTCTTGAGTGTAAACAAACTGCTGTTCATGCGTTGCTGTCCTCTCTCGCTTTGACGTAGTCGATCGCCCACTCCTCAAAGTCTGCGGTGGCAGACTCGATCGAGTCGTATGGTTTGTCCCACATGAGCGTTGTCTCACCGTTGCTGGCCACCGTGACGTACATCGACAACTCGTCGAGTACCGTCAACATGATGCCGACGATGTAGGTCCCATCGTCGAGGATCGTACCGACGTACCCTGACCGACCGTTGTCTCGTTTCATGAAGTTGAGCGTCATCAGTTGACCGCCCGACCACACACGTGACACATCGTTACTGGGCCACCTTTGCCTAACCAGTCACAGTTCTCGTCGTAGATCAACTCGTCGAGGTGTCGATCGTACTCGTCAAACAACGACGTTTGATCTGCGATGAAACACGGTGGGCAATACAACAACGTCGCCGTGTGTTCCTCGTTCCATAGAGCGAACCCAGTGATCACGTTGCCCGTGACCTCTTGATCCAACTCACCTACTACTTGCCCCATCTCACTGCTCACTTTCTATGTTTGCTTTGCTTACTGCCGCGACCGAGTATCGGTCACCTGACAGACTGGTTTGACAGACACCACACGGTGTCGTCGAGAAGTGTTGGTCACCCGCGTTGACGATCAAGTTGTACCCGTTGTTGCCCCACCAGATCAGACCCGACTGGATCTTGACCTTGATGCTGTCGGCGTCGTCACTCAAGTCGAGTTGTGTGTAGTCGCCGTTGGCGATCGCCATCACACAGTCAACACACACCTCGAGGTCGATGATCTCAGTCATGGGTCTCCTCTCGGTTGTGATCCCAGTTGTCACGCCACATGTCGCGCACAAAGAACTTGACTGCTAACGGGGTACCGATCACAAGGCCGAGTATGGCCACCGTGTCAAACATACGTTGCCAGATCGTGATCACTTGCCCACCGCCAGTCGAGCGTTGACTGCCTGTGACAAAGCCTCGGCCAACGTAGCCTGAGCCTGTGACAAGACCTTGATGGCCTCATCGAGTTGAGCGGTCAGGTGGTCGTTGAGTTCGTCGGTCTCAGTGGTGAGGGCAAAGTTGACGTACGTGTTGGCCAGTCGACCGTAGCCGGAACCGAAACCACTGGTCAGTCGGTTCAACGACTTCTCAACCGTGTTGACGCTCGCATCCGACTTGACGATGCTTTCGTACAGGTCGATGTCAAACTCAGGCTCGAGTGCCATCAGTGACAACTTGTAGTCACGACGTGCTTGCTTGGCCTCGTCGATGGTGTCGTACGTACGTGAGAACTCAGACTCGGTGTCGAACACCTGATACTCACGACGACCGTTGGTGTAGTCGATGCGCTGGATCGACCACGTGTCTGATGACCACGTGCCGTTGCCCCACGACGTAAAGCCCAACTCAGTGTCGATGCTGTCGATGATCTCTCGGTTGGTCTTGGTGTTGTTTGTGTTGCTCATGTTTCCATCTCCTGTGTCGGTGGTACTTGGCTTCTCACCTGACAAAGTCAAGTGTAGTGACCGTCAAACGGTCATGTCAAGTATTTACACGTGACCGTCGAAACACCAAGTAATCATTGGGCTCTACAAAGGGAGTGACCCCGCCACCAGTGCGGAGTCTGGTGACGGGGTCGAGCAGGAGATGGGATCCTTGCCCCATCATTCTATCGCCGGTTGATCAGTGTGACAACGACTGTTTGACCTGAGCGGGTGTGACGCAATAGATGTCGCCCCAGTCAACGATCCAACCACCAGCACGTAGCGACTCGGCAACGAGGGCACTACAGATCCAAGTGTGTGGTCGACGTACTGACCAGAACCATGAGGGCGTAGCGATGTCAAACACGATGCTCAAGATCGACAACCACCCGTAACGTGACCCGACCTGTGATCGAGCAAACGTGAGCATGTTGTCGACGTTGACGTTTGACGGTGGTGTGATGAGTTCGTACTCACCGACCGTGTCGATCGTCTTGTCGTTGGTTACGCCTGACGGTTCTGCTTGTATGACGTAGACCCTGTCGCCTTCGACTCGGTCAACAACGAAAGCATGGTTCCAGTGACTAGGACGTTCGCCCCACCGAATACGCTCGCCAAAGCGGATAGCCCGACCCATAAGGCCGTTCGAGTGGCTGAGACCGACATCTCCCGGTCTCACTTGACCGATGGGTGTGATGGGTCGATGCCCACACGTACGGGCAGGGCACCGAGCAACCACGAAGTCTTAGGGAAGCGAACCTCAAGGTTTCTGATGATGGCGTAGTAGAGCGTCGACCCGACGGGGATCACTACCGACAACTCAGTCGGGGTCAAGTGCTTCTCGGCCTTTGTGATCCACGCCACGACCGAGGCCACAGCGACGGGTACAAACGTTCTGATGATGTTCTTGTAGTAGTTGTTCATGACGACTCTTTCTTGGAACACTTGTGTTTGCTGGCCTCGAGTACGAGGGTCGGCATACGGTTGAAGGGGAGCGAGTGAAGTGCCCCCGACGCCAACTTTAGCATCGAGCCGCACTGATCACAGACGTACATAAGGATCGGCATAGGCCACGATGCTACAAGATCTTGAGGTCGTCCCAACCTCGACGACCGACCGTCGACCCGATCACGATCGACAACATGCCTGACGGGGCACTTGATCCTGACGTGCTGGTAAACCACTTTGACCCACCGTCCATCGCGGGAACTTGGATCACCGTACGACCCGTCGACTCTGAGATCACAAAGTGGTGTAGGTGGCCAGCAAACAACAACTGAGCGTCGGCCACGTTGGTACGACCAAGTGCCTGACCCTTCCACCACGTCTCCATCTTGGCCTGTGAGTTGGCACCCGATCGAAACTGATGACCATGAGCAAACGAGACGGGTACACCCGAGATGTCGAGGGTCATCGTCAGGTCGTCGTCGTTGAGACCGTTGATCGGCATCGACACGTTGGCGTACCGATCGGGGTTGGCGGCGAGGATCTCGGCCACAGTCTCGAAGGTGGCGTAGTCACGGTTGTCTCGCCAGTCGGTAAAGGCCTTGCCCCCTCGACGGTTCTCGCCATGATTACCCGGGACTCCCATCGACAAGACTTTGACCCCGAGGTCGACGTACGAGTTGATGGCGTACAACACCAGTCGTCGAGCGAGAGCGTCTTGCTCACGATCACTGAGATCGGCCTGAAACGTTTGTTGAGCGTAGAAGTTGTCGCATGACTCGACGAGGTCGCCAAGACCGATGAGGTACACGGTGTCGATCTGACGACCCAACTTGATCAGATCACGGTACCGAGCGACCGAGTTGTCGATGGCCTTGAGGATCCTCTCGGTTGTGGCCACAGACCCACCACCCTCACCTTTGCCTAACTGAAAGTCACTGAACAGTACGAGGTACCCAC